AGGAAGAAGATAATCAACTTTCTTATTTCGATAAAGCTTTTAATTTTATTGCTCAAAATGAAAACGCAAAATTATATAATCAATATTTAGCAGGAGAAAATCCAACTGTAACTTCTTCTATACCAATAAAAAATGACCCTGATACTATAGCATTTGGTAGAACATCAAATGTAGATAAAGATACTACAAGTGACTTAAATACAGAGGTTAAATTAACAAAAGAAGCAATTAAAGTTGCTGATAAAGAAATTAGAAAAAGTATAGGTGATAAAGTTTTTGAAGATTTAAATGACAATCAAAAAGTTTCTTTACTCGATTTAGTTTATAATGTTGGTATAACAAAATTTAATAAAAGTAAAGCAAAAACAGCTTTAATTGAAGGGGATATGGATGAATTTATATTACAAGCTTTTGACTCTGAAATAGGTTTTGTTAGAAAAGATGGTGAAATAAAACCGGGATTACAAAATAGAAGAGCTAGAAACAGAGATTTATTTTTACTAAATTAATTATGGCACAAGAAAATCAATTAGATTATTTTATAGGTGATAATTTATCATCTAATGATACAACTATTAAATCAATTAAAAGTTCATTACCACAATCCACATTAACAGATAATTATAGTATAACTCAACTTCAAAATGACCCTGAATTTTCTTTTAGAGCTAATAGATTTTTAAAACAAATAGGTCGTAATGAAAATATAGTAGAATATTTAAGAGATGGTGATTATAGTTTAAGTTCAGCTATTAGTAGGACACAAGAAATAGGTGATTGGAATAAAGTAGCTCAAGAAGATTATGTTTATTTAAGAGATAAATATTCAAAGGCTAACTTAAAAGGAGCTAAAGAGTGGGCTGGATTTGCTAAAGATATGGCTATTGATGTAGTTGCTGACCCTTTAAATGTTGTTACTGCTTTATTTGCTATTCCTTCTATGGGTACATCTGTAGCTGCTAGAACTGCTGCAGGTGAAGTAGCTAGACAAGGTCTAAAAAAATATACCTTATCTCAATTAACTAATGTTGCTGCAAAGGCTGCTAAAAAACCAGCTATTTTTGGTGCTGCTGAAGGCTCTGCATGGAATGGAGCTCATAATTATTTTGTTCAAAATCAAGATATAAAATTAGATATACAACCCGATATGGATTGGAAACAAGTTGGAGTTAGTGGTATTGTTGGTGGATTAGCTGGAGGAGTTTTAGGTGGAGCTTTAGGTGCTTTTGGAGGCTATAGATATTTAAATAAAATGATGAAGTATGCTGATGAACAAGATATTACTCGAATGAGTAAAAAAACTGCATTAGAAATTGTTGATGATTATGAAATAGATGAAGCCTTTACCCCACAAAAAGCAGAAGACTTAAATACTACTCAAAGTTTTTTAGATAAGGCAGTAGGTGGATTATTTGGTAAATCAACAACACAATTTAAACAACAAGCTAAATCTTCAGAAACTTTAACTAAATTATTAAAATTATTTAGGTATGATTTTGGCACATCTGTTTTTGGTAAAGATGCTCAAAAAGTTTTACAAAAAAGCTATGGTGAAGCTAAAGCAAGACGAATAGGTTATTATTTAGCTAGACTTGATAGGTCTTTAAATAAATTGTATAGACGTGGCTGGTCTGGTAAATTAGATGAAGAAGATGATTTAGCATTAAAATATTATTTAAGAGACCCTAGAGCAAAAAAATATATTAATGCTCAAAATGAAAAAGTTGTGATTCCTGAAAGAATTAGGATAGCAGGAAAAGAAATTGTAGAGTTAAATAATAAATTATGGGATGAAGGCTATCAAGTTAAACTATTTAATGATAATCAAAAAGTTAAAAATTATTTTCCAAGAATGTTTAATTATGAATACTTAAAAAATAATCAAGAATCTTTTAAAGACTTACTAGTAAAATATAAACAAGTATCAAATAGAACAGAAGGTCAACAAGTTATAGATGATATGCTTAATCAAAAATTTGCTCCTTTTGAAAGTGTAGGAGCTTCTGGTTCATCTTCTGGCTATTTTAAAAGTCGTATCTTTGATAAAATTCCTGACAACGAGTTAAATCCATTTACAGAACAAAGTGCTGAATCAGTTTTAAGACAATATTATACCGGAGCTAGTCAAGCTATTACCAGAGCACAATTTTTTGGTAGGAATGTTTCTGATTTTAATAAAAGATTTTTTGAAGGTAAAAATGGAATAGTGCAACAATTAAAAGATTCAGGTATGAAAGAAGCTGATATTAGTAAAGTTGTAAATAAAGTCACCGATTTATACAAAAAAGTAACTGGATTAGAATATCAAGGACTAACTGGTAAAGTAGCAAATATATCTAGTTGGGGTAGATTATTCCAACAAATGGCTCACCTACCTTTAGCTACTATTTCTAGTTTATCAGAACCAGTTATTTTAATGCAAAGAGCAGGATTAGCAGACTCACCTAATTCTTTTAGAGATATGGCCGGTGCTTTGGGTAAAAATTTTATAAGAGAAATTGATAGAGGAATAGAAACTATAAGAAGAGGTGTTGGTGGTAAATCAAAACGAGGCATAAAAGACTTAGATGATGATGAATGGTTTGAAATATATGAAACTGGATTAGCTTTAGAACAAGCAGTGTTAGATAGATTAGAAGGTTTAACAGGAGATGCTTTAACAACTGGTTGGTCTAAAAAGGGACAAAATATTTTTTTTAAATTAAATTTATTGGACCAGTGGACACGAACTGTGCAACTTGCTTCTTTCACTACTGGTAAAAGAGCTATAACTAGAAACTCTCAGAGACTCTATGAGCATTTTAGCGGAATTAAAAAACTTAGTCAAGCTCAAAGAAAATACTTTGAAGGACAATTAAATGAATTAGGTGTTAATCCAACTAAAGCTAGAAAATGGTATGAAAACTCTTTAGATGATAATTTTCAATTTAATATTAATAAAGCTAAAGAAAAAATAGTTGATGGTAAAAATAATGCCACACAAGCAGAGTTTTATAGAGAATCTGTTTTAGGTGGAGCAAACAGGTTTGTAAAAGAAGTTATTCTTAATCCTAGTACAGCAGAAGCTAACAGACCTTTATGGTTTTCAAGTGGCTATGGTCAAATTTTAATGCAATTTGCTGGTTACCCTACAGTATTTACAAACACAGTTTTAAAAAGATTTGCTAAAGATTCTGGTATTGCTGATGTATTTAAAGGTAATTTTAGAAGGTCTGGTGTTGTTGCTCCAAGAACATTAGGAACTGCTGTAACAATGACTGCGGTAGCTGTTTTAGGTGATTATATTAGAAGTAGAGGTAAAAGTGTAGGAGAAGATAATTTAAATTTTAGTCAGTTAGCTAAAGGTAAGGGACTAGGTGAAGTTTCTCGACAAATAAAAGAACTCGGTTTAAATATTAAACAGAAAGGACCTATTGGTATATTTTCTCCGGAAACTATGGAAGATAGTCAAATAATTTATAATGCATGGCGAAGATGGGGCGGTTTTGGACCTCTTGATTATGGTTCTAGATTTGCAAAAGAAATTAATTATAATGAAAATTTAGTTACAGCTATACCTAAATCATTTTTAGGTCCTTTGCCTCAAGATGTTTTTGATGAAATTAGATATGGTAGTGGTCCTTTTGGTTTAGCTGGTAGAAATCTTCCGGGTATATCTTCTTATGATTTTTTATTTGGCGAAGGAACTAGTGATTCAATTAAAGAAGGTGCAAGAAAATTAGACGAAGATTTAAAAGATTATTTATTTGAAGATGGTAGAAGTGGCTTTACTTCTGGAGGATTAGTCAAAGGAATAATTGATGTTCCTAACACTTCCGAAGACCCAGCAGACCGCAATAATCCTTACACTGATGAATCATATTCAGGTAAATCAGCTTTAGAAAAACAGCTTGAAGAATTAAATTTACCTAAATAATGCTCTTATATACAGAGGAACAATTAGAACAAGCTTGGTATGTTAATTGTAAGGTAAGAACAAATCTTGGTTTACCTTGGTATACGATAGAAGAATATAGACCTGTCTA